CCAGAACAAATGCTTGAACGTGTAAAAGCAATTGCACAACTTGGCGCACAACTCGACAAGAATGGTACGCTGGATACCGAGAGATTATTACAAATTGCAGTTGGGCAGATTTTACCGGGTGCTGCGGAAAGTATCATGCTTCCCAAAGAAACCGCATCGCAGAAAGCAATGGATGAAGAGAGACAGACTATTGCAGAAATCTATGCTGGTGTACCACCTAATGTTAAACCCAATGATGCCCACGAGATGAAGTTGCAGATATTCCAGCAATGGTTAGCTCAACCCGATGTGGCACAAAAGGTACAACAAGACCCTGCCCTACAGGAGCGTATTTCCAATTACCTGCAACAAAGACAAATGCAGGTTCAGCAAAAACAAAACGCTGAGATTGGAAGGTTGGGCGCAGCACCCACACAATTTGGATCAACAGGAGCAGCACAAACAGGAGGATAAGATTATGCCACCAATGGGAAAAGGAACTTATGGAAGTAAGGTTGGAAGACCTAAGAAGAAAATGACTAAAAAGAAATGTGGTGGTCGTAAGAAAAAATGATTACCTACCGCAAAGAGAAATTTAGCGGATACAATAAACCCAAGCGTACACCAGGTAAGTCCAAGAAGTTTGCAGTCTTAGCCAAGCAGGGAGACCAAGTAAAACTTGTACGCTTTGGAGATCCAAAGATGTCCATCAAGAAAAACCAACCTGCACGCAAGAAGAGCTACTGTGCAAGGTCAGGTGGAATTAAAGGTAAGACAAATAAACTAAGTGCCAATTATTGGTCACGCAAAGCATGGGATTGTTAAATGAGTTTATATAAAAACATACACGCTAAAAGAAAACGCATAAAAAAAGGTAGTGGTGAGAAGATGAGAAAGCCCGGATCAAAAGGCGCACCTACTGCAAAGGCATTTAAGAAAGCAGCTAAGACTGCACGCAAAAGAAAATGATGGATGCACAGCTTTCAACGAGAGTGGGTTGCCCTACTTACCATCTTCTTCTTTTTTTTGGAGCGTGATGTTATCTGCGACATCCTTTTTTTATTAATAGGAATTATATACAACTATACAAAATGAGTCCCCGTAAACGAAAAACCTACCACGAGATAGATGCCGAGGAAGCAATCCAGGCATTATCCATGTTGAAGAATGACCCACACTTTAAACAATACATTGCGATGCGAGAAGCAATGCGAGAAGAAGTTATCCGTCAATTGCAGACTAAAGCTATAGTAGATAGCACAAACAGGCACTACATGATGTGTGGAAAGCTTGAAGCAATAGACGAGGAACTCGATACCTTTTATAAGTTATAATTTTCTAGGTTGGTAGATTATAGTTAGTATAGCTCATGCCTCTGTGACCTTTCGTGGGGTTGGGTCACAGGGGCTTTTTTGTTGCCATTTTTGCTAGACTGCACTACATTTTGCTACACTAGGCTACATATGCCTTGATCTTATGGAAGAAGCAATTCAAGAGGTTGACTCAGAATCCTCCGAAAATTCTGTGGATAGTTTAACGTCTGGTGAAGGTAACCTAACAATGGCAGAACTTGCATCATCTCTGATGCAGAAACGCCAAAGCGAGGATACTGAAACCACAACCGAAGAGGAATCCGAACCCGTTGCAGAAGAATCTACGGAAGAAGAGGAGGAATCAGAGGATCAGTCTGCTGAAGAGCCGGAAGAATCAGATGAGGAATCAGATGAGCAACCCGTACAACCTTCAGATGTTCTTTCAAAGTTTAAAGACCTGGATTTGGATTCATTATCTGAGGAGGAGTCTAAGGAATTAGCCAAGCATCTCAATGCTTCTGCAATTAAAAGGTTTGGGAAACTAACCGCGCAGAAGAAAGCATTGCTTGCTGAAAACCAAGAACTCCAAGCACAAGTTGAGCAAGCACCCGTGCCTGCTGAACAACCTGCATTCCTAAAAGATAATGCCCTGCATAATGTCAATGATGTCAACGCACTTACCAAGGAAGTTGAAAACCTTAACACGCTTATCGAATGGGCAGACGAAGGGATGGAAAACGAAGTGGAGTACGATGATGCTGGCAATGAATATGTGGTCAAGGATGCCGACAAGACTTACACAAAAGCGGATCTAAGGAGAATCAAAGCGAATGCCAAAAAAATCCTTCGCAAAGATGCTCCTGCAAGAGAAGCCTGGATTAAGGAAAGACAAGCAAGTGACCAACAAGCAATTCAAACTTTTGACTTTCTAAGTGATGGAGAGAGTGAGGATTACAAAGTATTCATGCAGGTAAAACAAAGTCCGCTTTACAAACCATTAGTTGATCACCTACCCAACAGCAACTTTGCACTTGGGCTTATGGTGGAAGGATTAAAGGCAGTGAAAGCAAAGCAAGCCAATGCAGGTCAACCCAAGAAATTGAAGAAACCCACTGCTCCTGTCGCAAGTGCAGAAGCAGGTGCAAGTAAACCAAGATCCGAGGGAAGTAAACATAAGAAAGCTGTACAGGCTGCTCATGCTAAATTTGAGAAGTCAGGTAATATAGCAGACTACCAAAATTACATAAAACTAAAGCGATCAATCGCATAAATTTAAAACACAATAGGAGGATATAAATATGGCTAAGAGTACGACCTACAATACAAGTGGTAATCGTGAAGATTTGACTGATATTATTTCAGTTTTAGAACCTGAAGCAACACCGTTTGTTTCAATGATGAAAAAGGGAAAAGCAACAGGAACATTCTTTGAAGTTCAAGTTGATAAATTAAATTCGCCAGAATTTGGTGGAATTGAAGAAGGTGAAGATGTTACTGCTTTTAAAAATCAGTCTGCTGATCGCGCTCGCATTGGGAATTACGTGCAAAAATTTAGAGATACCTTTATGGTGTCAGACCTGCAAGAGATGGTTGACACTGCTGGTGTCGCATCAGAATTTGCAAACGCTGAGTCTAAAGCAGTACGCAACGTAAAGCGTTCAATTGAAAGTGCATTTTGTTCTGCACAAGATCGTCAAGCAGACTCTGGAGCAGGCGCACCTTACAAAACACGAGGCATGTTAAAGTGGCTTGGAGTGGGTGGACAACCTTCTGACGTTCCTGCCTTTGCACAGAATGTTGCTAATGACACAACAGGTACGCAAACCGAGACAACCTTCAATAGCGTTCTTCAAGAACTCTACGAAGCTAACGGAATGCCCGGTGGACAGTTGACCTTACTTGCAGGCCCAAGCCTCAAGAAGGAAATCTCAAACTTCTCCCGTCAACTTGCAGCTACCAACGGAACTTACGTTGTTAATCAAGACGCAGAATCCAAGAAGATAACTTTGTCAGTTAATATCTACGAAGGTGATTTTGGAAATGTGGCTATTGTTCCATCTTTGTTCATCAACAGAACAAGCGGAAGTGACGCAGTTGACGCAGATGCAGGTCTCTTAATTGATCCTGAGTATGTATCCATGATGTCCTTGAAAGCTGAGTCTGTAACTGAGCTTGAAAATCAAGGAGGTGGAAGACGCGGTTTTGTTGATATCGTAGCCGGACTTGCGTGCCTCTCGCCTGTTGCGCATGGGTATTTCAACTAATAACACTTAACATAAGGAGATTTAAGATATGTCAGAATTATCAAATAATGAAGCAGGTAGAGGTTTTACACATGTATACACCGCTACCTACGAAGACTTACAAACAATCGGCAATGGTGGTCAATTAACCATAGCAACTATACCAGCAGGTGGTGCAGTTGAGTTAGCAGGTGTATACGAAGCTGAAGCGTTTGCAGGTACAACTTCCCTCGTCATTGACGTAGGAACAAGTAGTGGTGATCCAGATGAGTTCATTGATGCTTTGGATGTGGATGCCATGACTGCACCTGTGTTTAACACAGGAGATGCATTCACAGGTGGTCAATCACAACCTGTCGGTGGAACAAGCACAGCAGCCTCCATTATCTTGGAAGTGACAGACGCAGCGATTGCATCTGCAACTGCTGGTAAAATTGTTATCGGATTACGTATCGTTGACTTAGGTCAATTTGCTTAATTGCAATTAGGATTTGGGGAGTGGCCACAATGTGGGTCACTCCCTTTTCCACATCAATTTATTATGGCAGAAATATTCATACCTAAATGGGGCAAGGCACAAGGCAATGGTTCACAATTCATGAAGAACCTAGAGAAGCACTTACGTTACGAAGTAGACTTAGAAAAGTACGAAGCAAAGAAACGTGAGATTGAGTGTGGCAAGGAGAATGGTGAAGGTGGACAAGTCGAAGGACTAGGTCAGTTAAAAGGCACAATACCTGCCCGTGAATATTTCCGCTGGCATCAATACAAGCAAGGCTGTTGGGGCGATAAGGCGTTTACGAATGAGTTCTTTCGTGACAACCCACATCTCAAAGCCAAATCATTTTCTAAGAAGACCTTCGTATCTGGAGGCTTCGACAAACCAAGCTTCGCATGAGAAGAGCAGCAGTAAGCACCATGGTCACCAACCTAGTAAGTATGGTTGGCGTGGATTCATTCCTTACTGCTGAATCAACTGCTGCTGTACGCAGCTTTAATCGTTTTGGCAAGTTAGCCTGGGATCGCACTGCATGGCCATTTGTATCCCGTATAACACAAGTCATACCAGATGTGCGTGTACGAAGTGTGCAAGTGGGTAGTGGAGGAGCGAGCTATACATCTGCACCAACAGTAGTTTTTGCAGGTGGAGGAGGAAACTCTGCCGCAGCCACTGCAACAATTAATGCAGACGGAGAAGTGAATGGAATTGCAGTTACAAACAATGGCACAGCATTTACAGGCGTACCCACAATTAGTTTTACAGGAGGTGGTGGAGGAAGTGGAGCAACTGCAACTGCAAGCATGTTAACCTACCTGGACTTTGGCACAACTATAAGCGAGATATTCCGGGTCACTGAGAATGACCCATATGGTAGTGGCACAACATCTGACATTGCATTTAAGAATGTATATGTAACAGGTGCGAGTGAGTACGGAGAAGCAATACTACCAGACCGCACATCAACTGCACCTGTGTGGGTATATTACCGCGCACCATTCCCTGAGTATGCAAGTGGAGCTAGTGACTTTCCATATGTATTTAGCGAGTATGCGGTGATTGGAGCGTATGGAGATTGGTTACAAGCAGACGGTCAGACAGACAAGGCACAAGTTATCTACCAACAAGCAGAAGCAATTTTACAAAGCGAGTTGGACAAACTTGAAAGACAAGAGGGGCAATCAACCCCAATACAATTTATTACTTACGGAACAACTGCCGTTAGTTCGGCATAAAAGGAAAAACATATTATGGCATCAGAATACAGAGGTTTAGGTTTAAATGGTGGAATTTACATTAATGATACTGCAGCTCACGCAGGTAAATTCTTTGCAGTACTTGCAACGGAAGACACAGTCATTGCGAGTATCACAAGTAATATTGAAAACTTGTCTGACATTTGCACCGGGCAAGATGCAACCACACTAGCTGCAAATACTGCGATTTATGGAAACATAAGTTCCATAACACTTACAAGTGGTGCAGTCATAGCGTACAACATTTAATGGCACTCACACTCGATCTTAATCTTAGCGTAGGGCGCGCAAGCACAGGAAGTGGAACTCCACCTTTTGGGCCAAACCTTGTACTACTTACACAGGCAGGTGCATTCATGCAGACCGAGGATGGCAAGTATTTAGAATTTGAATTTTAACCCAATTATAAAATGAATAAAAAGATAACCGCATTACCTGCTTTAGGGGCAACACCTGCCACAGATGATGTATTACCCATCGTGGATGTCAGTGGAACTGCAACCACTAAAAAAGTAACTGTTGCCAATCTGGTAGCGGCCGCTCCGCAAGGAGATCTTCAGGCATCGAATAATTTAAGTGATGTTGCAAATGCCGGAACAAGTCGAAGTAATCTTGGACTTGGTACAGCAGCAACTTCCGCAAGCACGGATTTTAGTCCAGCATTCTTTACTATAGTTGCAGAGTCTGGGGCAACTAGGACACTCAGCGATAGTGACAACGGAAAAGTCATAGTTTGTTCTGCTACGGGTGGGTGCGATGTTACAGTCGCAAGCGGATTAACTTCAGGTTTTAATTGCACACTTGTACAAAGTGGTAGCGGTCAAGTAAAAGTCGAAGGGGCAAGTGGTGTAACTATAGCAGGGATCAGTAATAAGACTGCAACTGCTGGACAACATGCCGCAATAAATATAGTTCCTATTGCTTCTAATTCCTATATTGTTGGGGGAGAGCATGATATTCCAGCTTTTGTAAATACGGCATCTATCGACCTGGACGGAACTAATGACTATATTGATGCTGGAACAATTTCAGGCATTACAGTGGGTACAGTCAGCGTTTGGTTCAAAGCAGACTCAACCATAGATAAAAGTACACCTGACTATTTAGTTGCTTTAGGTGATGGGGATGAAGGTATCACTTTTGGAGGTCACACTATATTTGGGCCAGCTAGTAATGGTGTTATTACAGTTTCCACAGGCTACCACTTATGGTCTTACGCTAACTCTAGTGCGACTATTAACACTAATTGGCATCATTTAGCAATTGTATGGGCAAGTAGTTCTAGCACAAATAGTGGAAACGCTGGATACGATATTTATTTGGACGGGTCGAATGTAGGTAACCACTTCGCAACATATTCTTCAGGTAATGGTAGTCAACTCTCAGCGGATCGAGTCCGTGTCGGTGCGAGGGATAGGAGTGGAGCAGGGTTATACTATTTCCCTGGCTTAGTGGATGAGTTATCTATTTTTACTGCAAGTTTAAGTTCCGCACAAATTACAAATCTTTACAGAGGTGAATCGAGTGGAGGTAGTGGTGGAAGTAATGGAGTACCTGGTGAACTTTCATCATTCAGTCCAGCACTTTGGTGGAGAATGGGAGATAAAAATGGATCAAGTGGCACGACTATCACAGATCAAGGTAGTGCTGGAAATAACGGAACACTAACTAATGGGCCAACCTATTCAACTTCAGTCCCAAGCTAATAAAATTATGAGCAGAAAATATGTAATAATAAATTCGGACGAAGTTAGTTCCGTTAATTTTAGCCAAGTTGATGAAACGAGTGCTGACACGCTAAGATATAACATCGATCCGGCTGGCACGAAAACTTTTGTTAAGTTTGATTCAAACACAACACCATCATTCTTAGATGGCAAAACGCAATACTCCCATTCTGAAATACTTACCATTCTAGCAACAGACGAGTGGACACCTAACGGGCCTGAATGATATACACCGCCATAATAGTATTAGCTTTATGCCTGACTTCGTGCAGTCTCCGCTCTGTCTACCCAACCTTGGGCGGTATAGCTGGAGGTGGAGTAGGTAGTCTAGGTGGCCCAGGAACTGCGGCATTAGGTGCTGGTGCTGGAGTACTAGCTGGTGAAGCACTTAAAAACAAAGATGCCCTAATTGAAGCAGAAGAAACTATCGAGGCACTTAGTCACGGAGATGTATCTGCCTTGGTCGCACAAGGCATGGAGGAACATAAAACAGGCTTCGAGGCATTCACTTCCTACATAAAAAAGATTCTAATCGGAGCGGCAGTATTACTTGGTGGTTATCTTGCCATACCCATATTTATTGCTAAACGCACTGCACGTAACTGCTCAAAGACCGAGGCAGAAAAACACATGACTCGCGCACCTTTTCCCGTAAAACCACCCTCCCGTAACCCATGAGAAACTTAGAATTATTACGTGACAAATTCTTGGACATGTCTACTAAAGCTAAAATGATAACCATATTTGCCGGACTTGTCGTTGGTATCATTATATTAGATTGTTTGTTCTAATGATGGATCGTACTGCAATTCTTGGCATGAGTGGTACAGTTGCCACCTTTGGTCTCGCACACCTGGATGATTTATTTGGATGTATCGCAGGTGTAATCACAATTATTTACATGGGTAGAAAACTCTACCAAGAAATAAAGAACAAGTGAATGGCAAGGTATCGTACATTAGGCAGACTCGATGACCAAGTTCTTCAAGATGGGGATCGTGGATTTCGTGGTATAGATTCATACAAAGAAGCAACAAGTTTAGAACCGGGCTTTGTACGGACAAGCGAGAACATGCGCTTGATTGGTGATCTTGCAGAGGTACGCAAGGGTATAGATTTCTTGGCAGGTGCAGTTACACTTAGCTACAATGGTACGAATGAGATGGTATTTGCATCCACGCTTTACTCAGATCCTGCAACAGGAAATGAATATGTGGTAGTTGCAACCAAGGATAAAGTAATCCTTTGGAATGATGCAAATAACTCAGGCATTGATATTGATTATCCAGGCAGTGAAGTTGTTGCCACAGCAGATGGCGCGAGCTTTGTGCAGGCATTGGAAAAACTCATCTTGTTTCGTGGTAAGAATAAAACACCACTTGAATGGGATGGAGATGTAAGCAATGACTTTGTAATTAAAGCAAATGGAAGCCCAGGTGCTGGGCGCATACAATGTCCAAATACAGATTATGGTGTATTCTTTCGCAATCGCTTAATCATCCCACAACCCACAGACAGTAACTATTCAATTATCATGTCCGATTTGTTAGACACAGATAATTACTACGCTGCTGAATCACAATTTAGAATTAGTAAAGGAAGTGCAGATTTTCTTGTAGGCTTTTTTCCATACCAAGAAGATCAGTTAATCGTGTTTATGCGTAATAGCATTCACATGATAAATAACATTGCGACAACCTCCGCAGCTAACACTTACGAGATTACCCGTCAGCATGGTTGTGTGGCACGCAAATCAATTGCACAGTCTGGGCCACAAACATTCTTCCTATCAGATAATGGGGTCATCGTCTTGTCACCCGGTACAGACCCTGCCAAGGGACTAGGAGTAGCTATTAGTAAAGTTAGTGGTGAAACCATACCCATGACCAGACCTATACAAGATCAATTTGATGAGGTTAACTTTGCAGCAGCAGATAAAGCGTGTGGTATTGTGTATGATAATAAATACTATCTTGCAGTCCCAACAGGTAGTTCAACAGTAGCTAATAAGATTTTCATATTTAACCTACTTACAAGCACCTGGACTAGCGTTGACTCCTACCCAGCAATGGCAGGAAGTGTGGCATTTCATGTAGATGATTGGGTAATCTGCTCGCATGGAAGCAACCCAACAAGACGCAGACTATTCGCAGGTAACAAAACAGGTTGGTATCTCATGGAAGAAAATTCCATTGATGATAGTGGACGCAAAATAGGAAGTACATCCGAGTCAGGCACAACTGCAATTGCAGGTAAACTTGTCACACGCTCATACACATTTGGAGATATCAATGTAAAGAGTTGGAAGCGTGGTCAGTTGGGTGCAAACACAGTTAATTCAGATGCATTTAACATCAAGGTCAACACACTCGATCCAGACGCAAGTACCACAGTATTAAGCCACACCGCAGATGGCACAGAAGAAGCACTCTTCCGCTTTGGTACGGGGCGTATCCGTGGATATGGTGCGGAAGTAGAAATCAATGTCACAGCTGGCAGACCAAGCTTTAGACATGTTAGCTTGGAAGCTATAGGTGTAGGAGCAAATGCAAGACGTGAGGTGGCATAATGGCAATTACCTGTACAGTAACTCGTGGTTTTACATACGCAACCGGGGTAGACATTTCGGCTGCAAATTTAAATCAATTGGGCGAGCCAACAGTCACAGTTCCAAGCGTAACCGATACAACAGTAGTGCTAAAGAGTTTTGCAGTTGCGGATCTACCTTCTGCTGGAACTGCGGGCAAAGTAGTGTATTGTACAAATGGAGATGGTGGCAGTCCCTGCCTGGCATTGGACAATGGTTCAGCATGGTTACGAATAAATCTAGGGGCAGCCGTAAGTGCAAGTGATTCAGAGGAGTATATAATCGCAGAATGAATATACTAGAACGAGCAAAGCAATTTTACGATTCAACCAAGGGCGATATGTTCAAGGATTTAAGTGCGTATGCAGCCTATGGATATGTATTCATTACACCGCAAACCATGTTGCTTGGAAAAGCAGTAAGGACAGATGCAGACATCCATCCAAATGAACAATGGGGTGTACTTGCACCCGATGCCTGGTATGTAAAAACTGCCATTGGAGATAATGCAATTTCAGACTTTATAAATAGTATTCCATACCCACTGCCATTTGTTGGGTGGATGAGACAATTAAAACAAAAACCTATTAAGTGGTACGACTTTAATAGAATCAATCGGAGGAAATAACAATGGGAGGAGGGCCAGACATTAATTATCCTGAGCAGCCAAGTTATGGCGAAGGGATGGCAGACGCACTTAAAGCGCAAGTACAATTACTTACAGGTACAGGAGACTTTGCAAGTACAGGGTCACTTGAATCCTTGCTTCCACTTGAAGAATCAATTCGTAAGAAGACTGCACAAACAGACACAGATATACTTAGGCAGACTTTGCTTGGTAGTGGTAGTGATGAGAAGTATGCACCAGATGGACGTATTATTGTTGGATATGAAGATCCACCTGCTGATGCTGGTGGTGGAGGTGGAGGTCAGTATAAAATTATAGGTGGTACGTTTACAGAACACTATAATTTAGGGAGCGGCGCTGGGAGAACTGGTTTTGGACTCGACATTAAAATAATTGATACTGCTACAGGAAAAGTTGTTGATGAGAAAATAATAGTGCCTCCGAGTCCTTGGTCTTCAGAAGGTTATGACGCACAACAAAAAGCACAAACAGCACGAGCAGATTTTGTAAAAAACTCTAAATATTTTACACCACAACAAGCACAAACATATTTAGATGCAGACTATCCAGAGTCCATAGTATTTGGACAAGAAGGAGGAGTAACTGAAGCAACTCCCATCTACAAAAAAGATGCATCAGGTAATGATGTAGTAGCACCAGCTGGAACATTTACACCAGGTGAATCCGCACAACGCGCAGGTGATGGTATGATTGACTTACTTGGTGACACACGAAACATCACACAATACGAAACCAAAACTGCCACCCAAGCAGACGTGAACGCTGGACTTGCAGATGAAGTGGGCAAGCAATTTGTACAGCAAGTCAACACAACTGACCAAGCAGGATTCCGTGATGGTGAGTTCAAAGGTCTATCTGCAATGGCAGAAGATATACAACGTGGTAACTTATCACGCCAGCGTGAAGCAGACCTGCAAGATGTAGCTCGTTTAGAACCACTCTTTGGTCAAATCATGGAGGATTATAAACCTGGTACTACATCCGCATTGACCGGGGCAAAAGATTTAATCGAGGAACAAAAAGATAACTTACTTGGAGAAGTAGGAATTTCTGATCCTGCAAAAGTACAAGCACAAGGTGTACAAGCAGATGCCCTACGAGCAGGTTTGATGTCCGATGCAGAAGAAGCACTTGGACAAGGATTAACAGATCGTGAGGAACGTCAAATTGCCGAGGCTGCACGCGCAAGATCCACCATGATGGGTAGAACATTTGACCAATCTGGTGCAATCGCAGAGGCAGAGGCAAGGGTTGCTGAAGACAACCAGCGTAGAATGCAGAATCGAGGATTTGCACAATCTGTACTTGGGCAGGAAGCAGGTATACAGACAAGTGATGATACTCGCTCCATGCAGGCAGACCAATTTAACGTGGCATCACAAATGGATGCCGAGAAACTGCGTGAATCTCTAAGGCAACAAGGATTGCTTGGATATTTAGACGCAGCCTCACGAGTATCCCAACTTGAGAACCAAGGACAACTCGATCCATTCCAGGCAATACTTGGACGATCTGGTGGTGGAAGCTTACAAGCCGGACAATCTGTATTCGGACAGGCAGGTTATGGATTAAATGCACAACCTGCATACCTCAACCCAGAGAGTGGACTTGGATACATACAAAACCAAGCAACTAATGCAGCCAATATGTATGGCGCTCAAGTTGCAGCAGATGCAACTAGGAATGCAGGTATAATGAGTGGTATTGGTTCAGCAGCAGGTGGATTACTTGGTAATACATCACTCTTCTGCTGGGTAGCAAGAGAAGTATATGGCGAGCATAATCCAGCATGGAAGATGTTTCGTATGTGGATGTTCCTAGAATCACCAAGCTGGTTCTTTAAACTATACAAGAATTACGGAGAACGCTTCGCAAACTTCATCGCAGATAAACCACGCTTGAAAGCAGTAATCCGTAAGTGGATGGACTCAAAAATAAGGAGATAAATATTATGGCAAGAAAACCATTCTTTAGCGGAAATTACGGATCAGCGCTTGCACGGGTCGATACTCGACCCATTGTTGAAGCCGGGCGTGCGCAAGGCCAAATGTATGCCAACATGGGGCAACAGATTGGAGGCATGATTCAGCAGTATGGGCTTAACAAGGAGAAGCGTGCAGAACTTACAGGTGAGATTGAGGCCATGCTTCCACAATACATGGATTCATTTACTAGCACAGGTAACGAAGTAGATGATAAAAAGAATTTCCAAAGACTAGAAAAGTTTAGCAAGGGAGATATGAGTATGGCAGACCTTAAAGGTCTAGCTGGCGAGCTTGCTATGAAGGATAAGGTGCAATCTAAGCAATTAGTACGTGACTTATCTACCGCACAATTACAATCTGCTGAGTTCCTAAATCAACAAAGACAGGAGTCAGCAACTAACTTAGATAATGCATTCAAAGCATTAGATAGTACACGAAAAGAAATACAGAGTTTAATTGATGATGGTACTGTACAATTAGAAAATCTGAATCCGGCAGCAAGGAGACTTCTTGATAATCCAAGTATGTTAGCGTCAAAAGACCCACAAGCATTAAAGTTCTTTGCAAGCGATCCAACAAAAGATGCTGAATCTAAATTAAGATTATCGAATTTAGAGAGAGGGCAAGAAGTACAAAAGGGACTTGATGATAGTTTAGGAGGTGCTGGTAATGTTGGCCTACTGCAAGGTGAATCCATGAAAGAAACTTTAGCTGGGCAAAAGGCATCTAGAGAAAGAACAGAGTCTTTAACTGATGCTACTAGACTACAAATGGAGCTACTTAAAAGACCTGTAAATACAACCATACCTGGTAATCAAAATCTTGCAAAAGAAATTAAATCTATCGATCAAGAAATATCTAGATTAAGAGAAATTAAAACATTAGATCAAGATGAAGATGGTAAGTATATTACACTTGAGCAATATCTTGAATTTGATCCTGTAACACAAGAGTATGTAGTTAAAGAAGAACTATTACCTAATATTAATCAACGTGACTTAAATAATATAGACGCTTTAAAGTTGGCTTTTAATAAAGTGACTCAACTTAGAAATGATGAGTTAGTTGAAACTGTTATTAATAAAAATGGTAAACAAGAAATTATATTTATTCCAAGACGAGAGTATCAAGAGAAAGAAAGACAACAAAAAGAAGCTGAAGAAAAAACACGAATTGATAACATAAATAAACAAGTAGACGAAAGTCGGACATTTATGAATCAAGGTCTGTACTCACAAGGAATTTTGTAAGGATCTTGCTATGGAAGAAATTGATTTTGAGGCAAGCAATAGGCTACAAAATGCTAATACTTATGGTAATATAAGTTTTAGTGATATTGATTTTGAAGCATCTAATTCACTTAGAAATGACGCACTCAGAAAGTTGTACCCTCGTGAAGCAGACGCAGTAGATACAGGTGTAATAATAGGTACAGAACTACTAGGTACTGTATTAGGTGGACTTGTAACAGGTGGTAGTCCGTTTGGGTTTGCAGGTGGATCTGCATTGGGTAATTATTTTTCACAGCAATATAGAATAAACCAAGGATTACAAAGCGATGTTGGACTGGGAGAACTTGGTGCAGCTACTGTGCTTGGTGGTGTGGGTGTAGGAAAACTTGCTGGAATGGGAGCAGTAGCAAAGACTGCAACCCGAGCAGCACAGGGCGCAGGGTTAGCAACAGGAGAACTTGCAGCAAGAACATACATAGATGAAGACCGAGCGCCAACACAGGAAGAACTTGCAACCACACTCTTATTTGGTGGTGTATTTGGTGGCACACTTGGTGCAGTCGAAGCTAAGTTTCTAAGTGATAACTTAGTTGATGAAGCAACCGAGGGTATGACCCGGTTGGAACTTGTAAATAAAGTTAAGGAAAAAGTAGACGAAGCAGGTGGTGCAGAAAATTTTGAAGTGGGTAGACCAATAATTAATACACTTGGCCCACGTAGATTAAGAGAAGTTTCGCAAGAAGGACTTGATGTAGAAGTACAACCTGGATTACCTCAACCAAGGACAGGAAGTGATGTTGTAATTGATATTACAGATACAACGCAATACGCAGAAGACTTGGTTCAAAGGTTAGAGAATAAATTACTTCTTGAAGCAGAAGGAGAAGTTTCTAAGATTGCACGATTAAAAGGGCAAGAAGTCACCAAGGAGGTTGCTGATTTACAGAATGCATTTGATGCGCAACTCGCAGAACAAGACGAAATATTTAAAGGTTTAAACAGGCAAGTAAATCTTGGTGTGCAAAAGATTGGTGATACTGATGCACTTAATAGCATAAAACAAAGGCAAGCTATTTTAGATAGCAGACTTGGTAAAGGAAAAGGTGCTAAGAAAGAAAGAGCAAAGCTACAAGCAGACCTTAAAAGAATCCTCAAGCGCAATAGAATGGATGTCCTTGATTTAGAAGATGCCATGCGAGCAAATCAAGGTGGTGCAGACCAACCAACCAAGGCAATAAACTTTACGGATCGGCCAATGGAGCAGGCAGGCCCAGCAAGTAAAGCTGAAAGGATGGCAGATGATAAACTTGGTAGTAACTATGAGAAGTTTATAAAGGCTGCCAAGCAAGGGATGACTCGTGAGTTTGCATTAACCGCAGGGGCTGGAGGTGCAGTCACACTTGGATTATTATCGGATGATGATGAAAGTGAAATAAAGCAAGCAGGGTTTAGTCCATTGCTACTAGCTTTGCTTTTTGCAGGGGGTTTAGGTGCTAGACAGTTACGTAAATTTAGAAAGACTTCCACATTTAAAAGAGCAAATGCACAAGCTAAAGCAAACCCAAGTAAGGTAGAACCAGATGCAGTTAAGGCAGAGAAGGTACAAGACTTTGCAGACAAAGGAATGTATGTCAGGCAAAATCAATTTAAAAAAATAGCATCTGATGCAAAAGATTTTTTAAGCGATACACTTGTTCCTTTGTCACGCAAATTAAAGAACATAGATCCATTGCTTAATTCTATATTTCGTTCACATGAAAAAAATGTAAATATAAAGACCAGGCAATACCTTGATCGTGTGTCCCCATTTATTACCACCATGTCAAAAAGGCTAAAAGGTAATAAAGTGAAACTGCGTGAGTTTAAAACAAACTTACTTAATGGTGACTACATCGCAATAGTTCGCATGACTGATGACTTGGGTATAACAGATAAGTCCGAACTTAATGAGATGCGTAAGGCACTTAACGAGGTTAGAGACTATGCAAGAGAAGAAGGTGGCATCGAGGTTGGTTATATTGAAGACTACTTCCCAAGACAGGTAGAAGACTACAAATCTTTTAAGAAATTCTTAGATGATAATGATGACTTTCGTGATACTAGAAATCAAGTAGAGCAGGCACTAGAAGATTATCGTGTTAAACATAAATACGAATCTGTTGATCTAATACCAGCAGAAGAAGCAGCAGAAGTTACAAGTAGAGTATTACGTGGTTTTCCCATGCAACCTGGTGGTGCATTACCAGGTAACTTTAAAGCAAGGAGTATAGCAAAAGTTGATGATAGAATGCTTGATGCTTATGCAGATCCAGCAGATGCATTAAAGAATTACATTGAGCGTGCAGTCATGGCAACTGAGCGTAAAAAATTCTTGTTTAGAAAACCATCAGACCAAGGCAAGCAAGTAGGATTTGAAGGTAGTACAGATAGGATAGGTGCAGACCTTGGTATGAAGATGGAGGTTGATGAATCTCTTGCCGGGCAAGTTGCAAAAAGACTTCTACAGGGTGATAAGAAATATACAGCAGAGGATATTGAAAAACTGCGTGAGATAATACAGTCTCGCTTTAGTGGAAAAACTGTCAGTCCTTTTATACAAGGAGTTAAGAATTTAAACTACATGCAAGTCATGGGTAACTTCGGATCTGCAATAACCCAACTCGGTGACCTTGCATATTCAATACACTTTAATGGATTTGATAATACATTCCGTAGCTTGTTTAATCAGAAAGAGAATTTTGATTTCGTAAAATACTTTAACCTTGCAGATCATAATATAGATTCTGCCACAAGCACGGATGGTTTAAGTAAAGCTCTTGATAAAGTATTTACTGTTGTTGGATTAAAAAAGTTAGATCAGCTTGCAAAGAATACTACCATGAATGCATCATGGAAAAAGTATCGAGCACAAGCACGCAAAAGCCCAGGTCAATTACAAGATGATTTAACCCCTGTGTTTGGCAAGCAACGTGCAGATCAAATGGTAAAGGAATTAATTGAAAGTAATCCGGCAAGTAAACAACTACCTAAAGCAGTTGAAGAATTAATATGGTATAAATTCTTGGATCTTAATCCTGCAACACTTGGTGAGATGCCCAAGTTCTACAATGAAAGTGGGAACATGCGTATCATGTACATGCTTAAAACTTTTACTATA